CAATATATTGCTTGTAGACTGTCATACTTAGCTTTCTCTTCTGCATAGAAAGTTGTGTATGTGACTCCATTCGCATCCCAAGTCCATTCTTTACCTGGACCAAGATGTACTCTAGCAACATGAAATGCCTCATTGAATGAGTCTACACTAACAATTAATGGCTCTGTATGTTCAACTTCATCTTCTTCATCTGATGCCTCTGTTAATTGTACAGTTTCCTGACCTTCTTCAGACATAAAACTAGTTGCTTCTTCTAGTTCTTCACTAGATTCTTCAACATATGTATCAGCTCTGTTCTCTAGTCTTATGCTGTCAACTTCAAATGTGAAGTTATCTGCATTGACTTCAGTATCATCAACATCTATTGAAGTGTTATATGCTACTACCTCTTCCTCTTCATTGCATGAATCAATGACTAGTGGAATTGATAACAAACCGAAAATACCTATTACTGCTAATATATGATTTCCTATTTCTCGCATGATTTTATTATCTCCTTTGTTTTTTATTGGTTACTATTGTATTGAAGTATCTCATCTCTATACTTTAGAGCTGATGAGATAGTTGTTTCAATTGTTAAATTATGATGAGTTGTATTCAACTGTATGTTATGATCTTTGCACACAGTAAAGTCAACACCCATCATTCTATATTTTGAGTCTGCCTGTTTAAAGCATCCTTCACAATTACATAGTTCTTTGTAATCCATTAGTATTCTCCCTTTTCTTTTGTTTGTTTTTGATTTGCTTACGAGTTCTACCATTCCTGTTTAACTCTTCGTTTTTTTTAAGTCTGTCCTGTTTGCGTTTCTTTGCTGATTTATTTGGCATTTTTAGTTATTCTCCTCTCAAATCCTATTATTCTGTTATATAAACTTAGCATCTGATGTACATCAAGGCTATCTAGTACTTCTTTAGTAAACTTTCCTTTAGTTGCTAGTAAGCATTCTGGTACATGGAGTACTTCTGTTATTGATTTAGCTAGTTTTATTCTTATGTCTTCAGTCTCTTGCTTAGCATTATTTACTATGTTTTGAACATCTTCAATTGCTACTAGCTTAACACTATCTTTATTGCCTGATTTACCAATATTATCCATCTTATCAGATACTGTTGGTCTACTGATTACTGTTTTTCTATTATTTTGTGTTGGCATGATTATTCTCCTCTGAATGATATACTTGATAACTATGTTTACCATCACCATTTTCATCATAATGGTCTAATATATATGCAGTTATTTCATCATCTTTATTTTTAAGAGCCTTAATTATTGAACATATGTCTTCTGAATTATCTGTTGTGAATGATAGTAAAGTATATTGTTTTTTATTTATTGTTAATTTTAATTGCATTGGTCTTCCTATTTGTTTGATTTGTGAATGGGGAACAAGTTGGCTGGCACGCAACTGGTACTCGCCGTAGCTCTTGACCAGTTTAAGCTGCACCCGCCCTATCGTCATAGTATTAGTTAGTTCCCCAAATTTAATGGATAAGTGAGACTCACAACATTCGAATAAACCATGACGTTTGCGATAATGTGCTGTAAGCCTCACTCGTTTGTGCTAATCATCCATTGTTTTAACTAGACCATTTCTCCATTTATAGTTGAAGTGGTTCTTTAATCCTTTGGACTCTTCTTTTCTATATTCTATCTCATCTATTAATTGTATTATCATGAAGAGATTAAGACCAATTAGTATACTGAAAACTATGAATCCGAACATCATATTACTTAACATATTGTACTCCCTTTTTAAATTCTATGTGTTTGCCCATGTGTAATGGAAGAAGCTACTAATACTACTGTTAGCTCATGCCGCGTCAGTCTGACCGACCACTAACTCCATAATACTTTCACTTCTCCCTATTATGAGACTAATTAACTATGCGTATGCTCAAACTTCAACAAGGGTGTTAACCCTTGCAAGCAGCAATGAACTTCTTCTTGTCTGCTTTGTTGATTCGTAAGAACATTTTACCATTTTCTTTGGTAGATGGCTTCCAAAAGAACACATCAACCTTGTCACCATTCTCAACTAAGTTAAGTGTGAAGGGTGACTCAACATTAAAGATAACACCATTGATGTCACGAGTTGTAGGTAGCATTATTGTAATCATTTTTTAACCTCTTTTCTATTTGTGAAAAACGACTTTTGGGGTATAGGGGTCGAGTATATTACCCTATTTCATTTTGGAATAGCTATTGACAACCACGTGGGCATAGCATTAGTTTAGAGCCTTGAAAAGAAAAGAAAGAACCAAAGAAAAGAAAAGAATATGTATATAGTATATAATATATATATATATATAATAATATATATAATATAAAAATATATTAAACTTACTATCATTTCAAGGAAAAAATATGGCAAGGTCATTAAAATTATTAGAATCACTACCTATTGAGTTTCAAGAAGCTATACTTGAAGAAGTATCTTTAGCTACTCAAACGGAAGATGCCTACAAAGAAATAAATATAGATGGAAATACTTATGTTATTCATAAGACTGTACTAGGTCTTATTGATGGTCTTGTAATTGAACTTGAAAAGATGAAGAATGAAATATCAGCTAATAAATAGTAAGAAGCACTATGTATTTGAAAGTAGAGATGAATTTAGAGAATACTTTCTTTCAAAGATGATCCCAGTACCTAGACTTGTAGAGAACTGGAAAGATGGTAAAGAGAGAGATTGGGTACTATCTGATGATGGTGGAATTGTACAGCTTCTTAAAGTGTCTGCAATAAAACATCCTAATGACAGGAAGAATTATAAATACTCTAAAGGATGGTGTAGAACAGTAGTTGGAACTTTCTTGATGAATAGTGTTTCTAAAATGGATACAGATTTTTCCGCACACAAGAACAGGTACACATTCTCAAAGACTATCGGAAAGAAGGGGAATATTAAAAAAAGAAAAAACCCTACAAAAAAAGAGAAACTATTTACAACAAGCATCGTTGCTGGACATGGACCAGTTAAAGCTTATATGGATGCTTTCGGAGAACAGAACGATAAATCAGCTAAACGGAAAGCTGTCATACTTTTAAAACAGGAGAGAATAGTGAAAGAAATAGAAAGAAGTGTAATGGATGTTGCTAAAGAGAATGGCTTAGACCATGAGTATGTCCTTCAAAAACTAAAACATCTTGCTGACTATAGTGAGGATGATAATATTACTTTACAATCTGTTAAGGAAATAGGTAAGATTATAGGAACTACAGGAACAACTGTTAAACAACGAGAGATGGGGGTTATTGGAATGTTTCAAGGATTCTCACCAGAACAGATAGAGGGTGCTGATAGAGCTGCCTTAAAAGCTGTTGAAGATCAAATAACTTCTGATGAGGAGGAATAATGAATAAAGATAAAGTTATTGAACTCTTAGGTGACCTAACTTGGTTCTCAGGAATATTGATACTTCAGAGTAATATGTATGACCCAGTAGGAACAAGAAAGGATTCTGAGGCAATATCAGTTATGCTTAGAGAACTATCTGAAGAGATAGGATTAACAAATGATGATATTATAGCTATTGAAACAATGGCTAATAATAAAATTAAAAATCAATTAAATATGAAGACTGAGGAAACAAATGGCAAAATTGAAAAAATTTAAATATCAAAAAGAAATGATATTAAAACCATTCCCTACTTACTTTTGTTTAGCTACTACTCCTTATTCAAACTCAAAGTGTTTTATGGAAAAGAGACATTCAATCTCTTATAGAACAATTACATTTTATGGCTAATATTAATTCAAGAAATATAAGTCAAGCAGAAGAAGCTCTAAAGTTAGCTTATACTGACTTGATTGCTTTTGGTAAACTCTTTTTACCAGACGACTTTATGAGAAGTGAAACACCATTCTTTCACTACGAACTTGCTGACGCTATTGACAATCTAGAGTGCAAACAGTTAGCTATCATTCTACCTAGAGGTCATGGCAAGACAGTACTCACGAAAGCATCTATCCTTAAAGACTTTGTTTTTTGCCCTAAAGATGATATGCATTTCTATGCTTGGGTATCAGCTACACAAAAACTTTCAGTTGGAAACATGGACTACATTAAACATCATCTTGAGTTTAATGACAGATTTCTGTACTACTTTGGAAAACTACGTGGACCGAAATGGACAGAGGAAGATATAGAGTTAACAAATGGATGCAAACTTATTTCAAAGAGTAATGTCGCAGGAATCAGAGGAGGAGCAAAACTCCACAAGAGATACGACCTCATCGTACTTGACGACTTTGAACATGAAGCAAACACAATCACAAGAGACGCTAGGGATAAGAACGCTAATCTTGTCACTGCCGTTGTATATCCTGCTATCGAGCCTCATACTGGGCGTCTTCGTGTCAATGGTACTCCTGTACACTATGACAGTTTTATTAATAATCTTCTTACTAACTATGCAAGAGCTAAGAAAGCGAATAAAGATTTTGCTTGGGAAATAGTTACTTATAAAGCTATTCTACCATCAGGTGAACCATTGTGGTCTTCATTTTTTCCAACATCTAAACTAGATGAGAAAAAGAAATTCTATCAGGATTCAGGACAATCTGCAAAATTCTATCAAGAATATATGATGGAAGTACAGAGTCTTGAAGATTCTTTATGGAATAGAGATCATATAAAATATTGGGAAGGTTACTATGATTATGAAATTGAATCAAATCAAAACTATATTGTTATCAATGGTGAGCAAGTTCCAGTCAACTGCTTTGTTGGGTGTGACCCTGCTACTGACATTAATACTAAAGAGTCTGACTTTTCTGTTATCATGGCTATTGCGATTGATACGGAAAATAATCTCTATGTATTAGAATACGAGAGGCATCGCTCTATACCAACAATCGGTCAAAAAGGAGTTGATGGAAAGACAATTGGAAGAAAAGGAGTTGTAGATTATATCTTAGAGTTACATGAAAAGTATCATTGTACATCATCTACTGTTGAAGATGTGGCTATGAATAGAAGTGTATTCCAAGCTTTAAATGAAGAAAGAAGAAGACAGAATAGATTTGATATAGCAGTTATACCAGAAAAACCTGGGGGAACTCAGAAGGTAAATAGAGTATATTCTGGATTATCTGGTCGCTTTAGTATGGGTACAATTCATGTTAGAGATAATATGTTTGATTTAATCAATGAAATTATTACATTCGGACCGAGAATGGCACATGATGATACAGTTGAGACTCTTTATTATGCTCAACTTCATGCTTTTCCACCTAATGTGAAAAGGGATGAAAATTCTAAATCATGGTATGTTCCAAAGAAAAAAGCTAAGAGCTGGATAGTAGCTTAAATTAGAGAGAGGCAATATGGCAGAACCGAGTAAAGCTTATAAAAAATCATTTGGTTTAAAATCAAATAAAGGTAGTTTATTTAAACATTCTAAATTACCATTGGTATACGATGAAAGAGGTAAGCTATCCAAAGTTTTATCAGACACAAGTAAAAAAGAAAGAGGTTTGTATTCACAACGTAGTGACTTAGATACTAGTGCTGTAGATAAAGCAGTATTTATGGATATAAATAAAAAGAAATCTTCTAAGAGTTCTGGTGAAAAATTAGCTGGAAGTATTGTTGAGGGAGCACAAAGTTTGTATGACCTAATTGGTGTTAAGATAAATATGGATAAGAAAGGAATAGACTTTGATATGGGACAAGGTGGTTCTGTTGATATACCTTTTGGTAAGAATTGGGATTTCAATGTTTGGTACAAACAGGGAGAGAAAGGTGGACCAGCTCCATCTGATTATAACTTTGGTGTAAAAATAAAAAGGGCAATATAGGAGAGATATGGCTGATATAAGAAAATATTTTATTAATAAATTTGGTGGAACTGAAGAACAACTAAATACTTTTATGGATCAAATTAAACGAGTAGAAAGTAATAGAAATGATATAGCCCAAGAAGGAGGTGGTCCAGGTAGGGGTTTCTATCAATTTGAAAAGACAGCAAAAAATAAAAAAGGGGAGTATGTACAAGCTGGAGCAATGACAGCTAGAAATAGACTCAAAAATTTATATGTTGAGATGGGAGAAAAACATCCAGAATGGTTAAGTAGTCAAAAAGAAATGGGAGACCCAAGTATTGGGTTTGATGTTTTAGGGTTAACAGAAGAACAACAAGATTCACTTTTTCTTGCTGATTTTTATTATAAAAAAATTAGAGGATTAAATAAAGAACAAAAAAAGAACCTAATTAAAAATGCACTAGAATCTGGTAATGCTAGAGAAGCTTGGGTACACGGTCACTGGGCTGGTCCAGAAGAAGATGTAGAAGAAAAATTAGCACAGTTTGATAGGAATGTTAAAATAGGTGGTAGTATAGCTAACAATAAACTTGTAGAAGCATCTAAAGACAAAAAACAAATTTCATTTTCAGATGCATTTAAAAAAGCTCGTTCTTCTCTTGGAGCAGGAAAGGAATTTGAATGGGAAGGTAAAATGTATTCTACTAATACTAAAGAAGATAAAGACCAAAAAAGAGCAGAAAAGGCAATTTCAAAAGAAGAAGACAAAGCAAACGAGGGAATTGATGAAATTAATAAAGAACTTGATTCATTGCGTTATGCTCAAGCTAAAACAAGATAATGGCGACACAAAAAGAA